GCAAGTGACCGCAGAAAGCTATTCGTTAGATGGGTAGTTGACTATGTGAAGAACGAAAGTGGCACTGACCAAATACAGGTACTTGGGTACTGTGTATATGACGGAGAGACATGCACGACTTTGTTCGAACACAAGGACAAGGTTGTGTGTGAGAAGGTGTTAGCGATGATGTTAAACGATGAAACGAAAGGTAACAAATGTTAGAAGAACGTAAGGTACAGAAGGCGAAGATTACATTGATGCGTGACCCGAGGTTTGCCCTTTGGTCTGGCATCTTGATGGTTGGTCGTACGAGTGTAGTGGATAACATCCCAACTGCATGCACCAACGGGCGTGACGAAAAGTATGGTCGCAAGTTCGTGGCTATGCTCAAAGAGCCTGAGTTGAATTTCGTGGTACTCCATGAGAATCTGCACAAGGCGTATCGTCACTTGACTACATGGAAGAAGTTACATGACGAAAATCACCGGCTGGCAAATGCGGCTTGTGACTACGTGATTAACCTCAAGCTCAAAGACCTCGATCCTAGCGAGCGTGTCATTGCCATGCCACGTTGGGCAGATGGTGAGTTGAAGGGTAAGCCGATGGGTTTGGTTGACGAGAAGTATCGTGGGCTCAATGCCAAGCAAGTGTTCGATCTACTCAAAGAGGAGCAGAAGGGCGGAGGCGGCGGGAAAGGTGAAGGCGAAGGCGACGGCTCAGGTAAGGGTTCCGGTGGTACAGGTACGAGCCAAGGTCAGGGCGAAGGGTTCGATGACCATGATTGGGATGGTGCGAAAGAGATGACCGAGGAGGAGAAGAAGGTTCTCGAGCGTGAGATCGATCAGGCTATTCGCCAAGGTGTAATGGCGCACCAAAAGATCGCGGGAACTAATGGTGGTGATCTCGATCGTGACTTGCTTGAGTTGCTCGAGCCCAAGGTTGACTGGCGTGAAATGTTGCGTGAGTTCGTGAAGTCTACGTGTAGCGCAAAAGATACATCGTCATGGCGCAAGGTGAATCGTAGGTTCTTGTCTATGGGTACGTACATGCCTAGCTTGATCGGTGAGAAGGTTGGTCACATGGTTATTGCCGTAGACACATCCGGTTCGGTTGGGCAAGAAGAGTTGTCGGGCTTCCTAACAGAAGTTAAGGGTATCGCAGAAGAAGTAAAGCCGAGCCAAGTGGACTTGATCTATTGGGATAGCCGAGTAGCCGCACACGAAGAATACAGCGAAGGTATGGTGGGCGACATTATCAACTCTACTAAGCCTAGAGGTGGTGGAGGTACGTCACCCTCTTGTGTATCTCAGTACTTGAAAGAGAAACGTATCGTACCCGAGTGCGTCATCATGCTCACCGATGGGTATGTGGGTAACGACTGGGGTAGGGATTGGACTGCGCCTGTACTGTGGGCGATCGTAGGAGGAAACGATTGTGTTGCAGACAACGGCAAAACGATTCTTGTCAAGGATTAAATGTTGGTGGTTCATAACAAATGTTAGGAGGTATCAGATGGTAGTAGTCGATATAGGTTATCGCAAGCTCGTGATGACCAAAGAGAAAGCAATGGCGTTGGTCGAGTGCTTAGAGAGTGCCGACGTATACGAAGAGAAGTGGTGGAGTGATGACGTACGCAAAGAGAAAGGGATGGACAGTGCTTACACCTACCACGTGTATCCGAATGAAGCTCACTTCAGTATGAAGATTGTTAGTGATTCACATTTTCAAATGGCTAAGTTAGCCGGTAAACCAATTAAGGAATAATCATGAGTATTAGTGCATCAGCAGTATTAGTAGAGTTGAACATCAGCGTATGGCCTGCCGCAAAGATTGATCGTGAAATCACGAGCCAAGTCAATGCAAGTGCATCGGCACACAAAGATGCGTCACAGACCAAGAAGAATCTGTTTGCGGGTACAAGCCTACGAGCAGACATTGAGAAGTTTGCGGCCCGAGTACGCCTTTACAACAACCAACACACCTTACCTTGGGCAGACAAGGGTGAGCGCATGTTGCCGACTAAGTTGTTCATGGACTACAAGCAGACCATGAATGGCTACGAGCGTACGTTCAACATGTTGTGCGATAACTTCTTTGACGAGTACGAGCGACTGGTTGAGGAAGCCAAGATCAACTTGGGTTCTATGTACAAGGCAGAGGACTACCCTGACCTAACAGAAGTTAGGAAGAAGTTCAGCTTTAGACGTAGCGTGAAGCCTTTGCCCGAGGCTGGTGACTTTCGCTTAGACATCCCTGCGCATGACTTGGAGGAGATGCGGTCAGCGTATGAAGTTCAGTATTCGGAGAAGCTGGCCGATGCGATGCGCACACCATGGGAACGCCTGCACGAAGTTCTCTTGGGTATGTCCAAGAAGTTGGAAGACTCAGGTGACGGGAAGAAGCGTTATCACGACTCATTGATTAGCAACCCATTGGAGTTGTGTGAGTTGTTGACAAAACTGAATGTCACTAACGACCCCAAGTTGGAAGATGCACGTAGGCAAGTAGAGCTAGCCATGCTTGGAGCTGACATTGAGGAAGTCAAGGAAGACGCAAACGTGCGTGAGAATCTAAAGTCTAAGGTCGATGCGATCTTAGGTAAGTTCGAGTGGTAATAACATTTGTTAGGAGTAATGGATATGAGTATGAATACATTGAGTTTGAGCAACGTAGTTATTGGTGAAGACTTGCAGAAGTCTTTGGATAAGGAAGGATTGAAGTTGACTGGCGTGTATGGGATGCTAGACCCTGTGGTTAGCCGACTGGCTTCATTGAACCCACTGTGGACTTTTGTTATCAATAGCAGTGGTTTGGGTACAGGTAACAACCGAGTGGCGTCGGGGTTCTCGGTCAAACTAGATGGCGAAGAGCTAGGCACTATCGGGTTGAGTTACATGGGTCAGCGCGGGAAAGTTATCGCTATCTGTAACGATCGTATTGGTAAGGGCAGACAACGATCGGACTCGTATCGCACTGTGGATGCAGACAAAGCTATTCTCATGGCGAAGAAGATGTTCGGCAAGATGAACCCATCCGAGCGTATCAGTAAGGCTAAGGATGCGGCAGAACGTGTAGTGACTCGTGCAAGCTGGAACAAAGAGCGTGAGCGCACCCAACACCAAAGCCTTGTTAAGAATGAGATGTTGGCGTGGGTTGAGACTAAGGGGCATGATATGTTCATGAAGTTTATAAAGGTAGAAGCAATACCCTCGCTCAAACACAAAGTTACTGTATCTATGGAGAAGGTAGAGTTACTCGATACCGAGATGAAGACTATCGAGAAAGTGCAAGAGGACTTTAGTAAGAATAAGACTGCGCTAGTAGTCAAAGACTTGGGTAAATACCTAGTCAAAATAGGTGACAACGTGGAACTATACGACGATAATACGCTCCCTTTGGATATGCGTATGAAGATGGGTATGCTTAAACTTGTGGAAGATGAGCAGTATCTTACTGACGTAGGTTGCAAGGTATCGAGTGAGATATTTGTGTTGTTGGTTGATCTAACAAATGTTAGCGAAGGAGTATGAAATGAATGAAGAAATTAAATATAGTTCGAAGGCTATCCCCCTACGGGGGTGTACTGACCCCAAGTTTAAATACTACAGTGCCGCCGCTACCGATGTACGTAGAACATTTCGTAAGGCTCGCTTGCTTATACGTATCACCAAGGGGGCAGCGTATGAAAGCCGTACTTGAATACACGTATCCACAAGACGAGGGTAAGCTCAAGCATGCGCTAAGAGGTGAGGAGTATTACCTAGCGTTGGTTGACCTTGACAGGATGTTGTCAAGTGTACAAGCCGAGACAAATAGTGTTGAGGTAATAAAGAAGGCTAGATATTTTATAGATGAGGTACTAGAAGAATGAAGTGCCCCCTATGCAAAGCCCCAACGGATATTAAAGAAACACGAAAGACAGACAAGGGCTACGTTAGGCGTAGAGAGTGTTTCAATCAACACACGTTTAGTACTGTGGAGACAGTACTGACTGAACCTAAGTTAAAGAGAGGTAAATATGACAGGGATTGAAGAGTTAAAGTTAGAGAAGAAACGCAAGGGGCGAGGGGTTGGTAAGAAACCCGCGCTGTTCTGCACGAGCTTGCGTGTACCAAAGCATGTGATGGATTACTTCAACGCAAACTTTGAGTATACAAAGCAAGCCAAGATGAGAGAAATTCTTACCGAGTACGTTAACAATCAAATAGGAAATAAATCATGATCGAATTAGGAACAATTCCAAAAGTAACCAAGTCAGCGCAAATCCGCGCATACATTGCGCTAAACCCTAAAGCTAAGTCAGCAGACGTAGCCGAGGCGGTTGGTGTTAAACCTGCGTATGTAGCCACAGTAATGTGGAACGCCAAGAAGAAAGCCAAGGTAGCGAAAAAGGCTAAGAAGCCAATGACGTTAAAAGAAATCAAAGCGGCAACTATGCGCGTACAGGACAAGTTCTTCCCTAAACCTAAGTGGGAAAATCTAGGTTTGTTTAACTCTGATCTCCCACTGGTTAGAGACACGCCTAGTCCGCACACACAACGAATGATAGAGCTAGCATTTGGGGGAGATCAAATTGAAATGTTCGAGCCTAAAGCCGACCCGGTCAACAACCCTGCTCATTACACAGTAGGTGGAATCGAGACGATCGACTTCATTGAAGCGAAGAAGCTCGGGTACAACCTTGGCAACGCAGTGAAGTACATGACTCGTGCCGACCACAAAGGCAACAAGTTGGAAGACTTGCGCAAAGCTCAGTGGTATTTGGCACGCGAGATCAATTCGCTCAAGTGACACCTAACATTTGTTAGAACCAAGCCCGCCTAGTGCGGGCTTTTTTTCGTCTGTACTATTGACAAAGTAAAATGCTATGCTATCATCTAGGTTGAAAAACAACTGGAGTGTTAGATGGCGACCACACCTGAAGCCAAGGTCAAAGCAAAGATCAAGGCAATCCTCAAATCCTACGATGCCTACTACGCCATGCCTATTGGTACTGGCTACGGCAATAGCGGTGTTCCTGACTTCCTAGTATGCCTAGGCGGTGAGTTCTTGGCTATCGAAGCCAAGGCTGGCAAGGGGCAACCAACTGCATTGCAACTTAAAAACTTAGACGCAATCCTGACCGCAGGGGGTAGAGTCCTTGTCATAAACGAAGAGGGTATCAAACTTGGTACGCTCGAAGCCACATTGGACAACATGCTATGAACATCTTAACAATCGACTTCGAGACATATTATTCCCGTGAGTTCTCCCTAACAAAAGTTACCACAGAGGAATACATTCGTAGCCCTGAGTTTGAAGCTATTGGCGTAGCCGTACAGGTCAATGATGGTGAGCCCGAATGGTTTAGC